GCGGCTGATGGGCTATTAGGCGCGCAGAGATGGCTTTCTATGCCACGTAATACGCACCACGGAGACGCCATGCGGATTGAAACGATAGGAAACGCGACGCGCATTTACGCGCTGTGCGAATACCCGAGCATGGTTCCCCGGTACGTCGGAAAGACGGTTCAGTACCTTCACGAACGGCACAAAGCCCACATCCGAGCCGCCAAGGCTGGGAAGCGGCTTCCGGTTCACTACTGGCTCCGCAAGCAAATTGCGAATGGGCAAAGGCTCGCAATCTCCCTGATCGAGTACGCAGGCGACGACTGGCCTGATCGTGAACGCTACTGGATTGACGAGTACCGCCGACAGGGCCATTCGCTGCTGAACCTGACTCGCGGCGGTGAAGGGTTGGCTGGCTACGTCATGCCGAAGCAGCACCGGGAAAAGATCGCAGCGGCGCTGGACACGAGGACGTTGCACAACTGCCTTCTCTGCGGCAACGAGTTCAAGCGCAAAGCAAACGAGGTTCGCAAGGGTCACGCGAAGTTTTGCAGCCGCCAGTGCGCCAACACCCACAACAAAGGGGGCCATCGTGGCGCATAAGGTTGTTATTGGAAACGCGGAGCTTTGGCTCGGCGACTGCCGGGACATTCTGCCGACTTTGCCGAAGGTGGATGCTGTGATTACTGATCCGCCGTATGGGATTGAAACCGGAAAGAAGAGCATGGGGCCTAGCGGTTCGCTGGAATGGGGCGAACAGGAGTGGGACAAGACGATTGACCAGCAGGGGATCAACCTTGCGATTCAACGCGGGAAGGTTTGCATCGTGTGGGGCGGCAACTACTACCGCCTACCGCCGTCGCGGTGTTGGCTTTCGTGGGACAAGTGTCAGCCGGAGGAGTGGTACTCGACGGCTCACTTCGAGCTGGCATGGACCAACATGGACCGTAACGCCCGCGCCTTCCGCATGTCGCAAGTGCAAGCGTATTCCACGATGGGCAAGGAGCACCCGAGCCAGAAGCCGCTCGCACTGATGCTCTGGTGCATCAAGCACGCAGGCGAACCCAAGACGATTCTTGATCCATACATGGGCAGCGGAACGACCGGTGTTGCTGCGATGAACCTCCAGCGAGAGTTCATCGGAATCGAAAGGGAACCAAAATACTTTGACATAGCCTGCCGCCGCATCGAGGACGCGCAGCGCCAGGGGCGGCTGATTGCATGAGGCATAACACCGGCAGAAGGCCGCGTCGAGCGATAGCACTTGACAAGCGCAACGAAAAGCCTATTATGGGCTCAATCATAAATCCCACTCGCGCCCGGCCATCGTGCCGGGCGTTCTCGTTTCGCGGAGTAGCTCAGATACGAGAGAGCGCCGGGTATCCCGGAGGTCGCTGGGGCAGTTCCAGCCTCCGTCATCAGCAAGTCCGGACAAGCCGGGAGTGTCCGAGGGCGTTTTCTTCTTTCCCGCCGAAAACCCCGGCAGTGCGGGCCTGTTGCCAACTGCGATGCAGTCTCACGTGTCGATGCCGGTGAGTGGGTTGATCCGGTGGCGGGCGTGTATGCCGACCCTGTGGGTGACCGCACAACTCGAACAGGCGTAAGGACGTGAGATCAGACAATGCCACCCGAATTGCAGACATCCATGGCCGTCACGGACGTGCTGACGCTCATCGGGCTGGCGCTTGGCGTCATCGGTCAGACGTGGATCGCGTTCCGCTGGATAACCAGGCAGTTCGAGGCCCGCGACGAAAAGCTACGGTCCGCGATCTACGACTGGAACAAGGAAACCAGACGGATGGCTGAGCAGCTCGCTATCGTCCGCGCAGAATCCACCGCCGATGCAGCGCGCATGGATACAGACATTGCGCGAATCGAGGAGCGCATTGAGAACATTCCGACGCTCAAAGAGCTCGGAAGCATGCTCGACAATCGGCTGGCGCCGTTGTTCGAGCTGATCCTAGCCAAACGCGAGGATCGAAAACAATGAGCGCCGAAGGCCAGCCGCTGAGCGTGCGAATCGTCGCGGGCATGGCTGGCGTCATCGTCGCAATCGCCGCTCCCGTGATCGCCTACCACGAGGGCTATGTGCCCAAGACCTACGCGGACCCGATCGGAATCCCGACGGTCTGCTTTGGGCAGACCGGTTCAGCCGCCAAGCCAGGAATTGAATACACGCGCGCCGAATGCGAGGCGATGCTGAACGCCGAAGTCACCGACACACTCACGGCCCTCGACCGATGCCTTGCCGTGCCACTGGAGCCGCATCAATGGGCCGCGCTCACCAGCTTGGCCTACAACACAGGCCCCAGCGCCATTTGCAAAAGCACCATTGCCCGCATGATCCGCGCTGGCCGACCTGCAATCGAATGGTGCGAGCAATTCCCCCGCTGGGTGTACGCCGGCGGCAAGGTGCTACCAGGTCTCGTCAAGCGCCGTGCTGCCGAACGGAAAATGTGCCTTGGAGAAGCCGCATGAAAAGCCGCATCTACTTGTCCGAGAAGGTGCCCAACCGCGACCGGCGCTTCGGCGCGGCGCTGGAGTATTACCCGGTGACCATCGTCACCGGCAAGAGCCGTCAGGTGGCGCTGCTCACTGGCAACCAGATCAGCGAGGGTCTGGCACGCTATCTCGAAAACCGCGAGGACGTGCCTGAGCCGAGCCGCTGGGCGCGCATGTCCGCGAGCTTCCGCCGGTGGTTGTTCGGATGAGCCACGTCCAGACGATGATTGCGTGCGCCCTTGTGGCGCTGATCGTGTGGGCGGTGCAGCAGGTGCGCGTACTGGATGCCCGGATGGAAACGGTGCAGGCGCGCGAGAAGCTGGCCATCGCGCAGACAGCTGCCGTCGCGCAGGCCCGCAAGAAGGAGCGCGAGTGGCAAGCCCAGGCCGACGCGATCGCGGCCAAGTATGTAGAGGATCTAGCTGGTGCCGAAGAAACTCACCGTGCTGTTGTTGCTGATCTTGAGCGCGGCGCTGTCCGGCTGCGTGCGCACTGGCAAGGATGTCAGGCCACCGCCGAGCTGTCCGCAGCCGCCGAATCCGCCGCCCGCGCTGATGAAGCCAGCAGACTACGAGAGCAAGCTGCGGCTCGAATTGTTCGAGTCGGAGCCGAGTGTGACGCCCACGTCCGAGGACTCCAGGGCGTCGTGATGGCTTCGAGGCAGGTGAAGGATGGCAACGAGCAGTAAGCCGGCCAAGAAGGCCAAGGCGAAACAGCCAAAGCGACCGCGCGGAAATCAGCCGATGCCGTACAGCCCGGCGACTGGCGATGCCATCTGCGAAAGGATCGCCGAGGGTGAGTCGCTGAGAGCGATATGCCGTGATGACAGTATGCCGAGTATCGCGACGGTTTTCCGGTGGCTGGCGGGGAATCCCAGTTTCAGCGAGCAATACGCGCATGCGCGTGAAGAGCAAGCGGAGACACTGGCGGATGAGATCGTCTCGATTTCCGACGAAACGGTCGTGGTGTCGAACCAGGGTGGCGATGATGTCTCGCTGGCGCTCGATGCCACCGCCGTGGCGCGCAACCGGCTGCGGGTGGATGCCCGCAAGTGGGTCGCATCAAAGCTCAAGCCGAAAAAGTACGGCGACAAGATGACGCAGGAGCACACGGGCGCGGACGGTGGCGCGATCCAAACCGTCACGACGTTCCGGCTGGCGGACCTGGAATGACCGAGGCTGTAATCCGCATCCCTGCGAAGCTCCATGAGGTTTTTCGCGGGCGAGCAGACGTGCGCGGAGCGTACGGTGGTCGAGGGTCAGGGAAGACCCGCTCGTTCGCGAAGATGGCGGCAGTCCAGGGCATGCGCTACGGCCAGGCTGGCATCAAAGGTCAGCTCTTGTGCGCTCGCCAGTTCATGAACTCGCTGGACGACTCCTCGCTGGAGGAGGTCAAGCGCGCGATCGAGGATGAGCCGATCCTCATGGCGTACTACGAAATCGGCCAGAAATACGTCCGCAGCCGCGACGGAAACGTGTGGTTCTCCTTCGCCGGCCTGGATCGCAGCATCAACTCGATCAAGTCCAAGGGGCGCATTTTGCTGTGCTGGGTTGACGAAGCCGAACCGGTGACGGATGAGGCGTGGTCGATCCTGATTCCTACGCTGCGAGAAGAGGGCGGCGAGTGGAATGCGGAGCTTTGGGTGACGTGGAACCCGAGGCGAAAGAACGCAGCGGTAGAAAAGCGCTTCCGGGCGAGCGATGACCTGCTGGTCAAGATCGTCGAGATGAACTGGCGGGATAACCCGAGGTTCCCTGACAAGCTGGAACGCGATCGGCAGCGCGACCTGGCGGATCGGCCAGACGACTACGAGCACATCTGGGAGGGCGCTTTCGCGACGGTGGTGCAGGGCGCCTATTACGCAGCGCAGCTCGCACAAGCGAAGGCCGAAGGCCGGATTTGCCGACTGATCGCGGACCCGCTGATGACGTATCGAGTCCATGTTGACATTGGCGGAACGGGCAGGACGTCGGATGCTTTCTCAATGTGGGTGTCGCAGTGGATCAACCGCGAGATTCGCATCCTCGACTACTACGAGGCGCAAGGTCAGGACGCGGCAGCGCATGTTGGCTGGCTGCGTGAGCATGGATATACACCAGCGAGCGCCACGATCGTGCTGCCGCACGACGGCGCGGCGCAGGACAAGGTCTACGCGGTGAGCTACCAGGGCGCATTCCAGAGCGCCGGCTACACCGTTGTCGTGATTCCGAACATGGGGCGAGGTGCTGCGAAAGCGCGCATCGAGTCGGCACGGCGCCGGTTTTCGCTCATGTGGTTCGACGCAGAGCGCACAGAGGCCGGGCGAGAAGCCATCGGCTGGTATCACGAGAAGAAGGACGAAAAGCGTGACATCGGACTGGGGCCGAATCACGACTGGTCGAGCCATGCAGCCGACAGCTTCGGGCTGCTGGCGGTCGATTACGAGCTTCACCCGCCTTCGTCGGTGCGCAAGGCGCGCGACATCGAGCCGGATTGGAAACGCAAACTGCTGGCCCGCGCAAGCGGATCACGAAACCCGATGACTGCCTGAGATGACCGACACGACGACGAACCGCGACCGCGCACGGGATGTGTTCTGGCGGTTCCACGAGGTCTATCACCGTGGGCATCAGGACTACATGCTGCACGCCCGTCGCCTGGAGGATTTCTACCTCGGCGGGGGGAGGCAGTGGCGTGCAGCGGATCGAGCGGCAGTTGAGGCGCAGGGCCGGCCGGCTCGCGAGATCAACATGGTGCTGCCGACAGTCAATGCAGCCGTCGGGTATCAGATTGCGAACCGGATGGACGTGGCGTTCCTGCCGAAGGGCGCGCCTGCCAACGAGCACACCGCGAAAGTGCTGGGCAAGGTGCTCAAGCACGCGATGGACAATACGCGATACCAGTGGGGCGAGACGGAGGCATTCCGCGACGGCCTGGTGCAGCAGCGCGGCTATCTTGAGCTGCGCATGGACTACGAGGATTCGATCAACGGCGACCTGAAAATCACGCCGTTGGACCCGATGGATGTGTTGCCCGACCCGGACGGAAAGAGCTACGACCCGGACGGCTGGAGTGACGTTCGGATCACGCGGTGGCTGACGCTGCGCGAGATCGAGGGCATGTACGGCAAGGCGGCGGCGCGCGAGGTGGAGCTGAACGCGCACGTCTACTGCGACGAGAACTTCGGCAACGAGGTTCTGGAGCGCGGCGGATTCGGCTTGCCGACAAGCTACGCCAACGGCTGGGGCTGGTACGAGGACGCAGCGCACATGCGCAGGTATCGCGTCATCGACCAGCAGGAACACGAGTACGCGAACACGCTCGTTGCGATGTTCCCGAACGCCGAGTTCCGTTCGGTGGAGGGGCTGCCGCGCGAGAAGCTGGCTTGGTACATAGACCAAGGAATCCCGCTGGTCAAGCGTCGCATCCGTCGCGTGCGCTGGACCGTTGCAGCGCCAGAGGTCTGCTTCATCGACCAGATCAGCCCCTACGACCACTTCACCGTGGTGCCGTTCTTCCCGTATTTCATGCGGGGGAAGACGCTGGGCATGGTGGACAACATGATCAGTCCGACGGAGATGCTCAACAAGTTCGTGTCGCAGTACGAGCATGTGGTCAACACGTCCGCCAACAGCGGCTGGCAGGGCGAGGAAGAGTCGCTCGCGAACATGACAGACGAGGAGTTCGTGGCTCGCGGCGCGGAAAACGGGCTGGTGCTGCTGCGCAAGGCCAGCAAGCCAGCAATGGAGAAAATCCAGCCGAACCCGATCCCGACTGGCATCGACAACATGATCCAGTACGCCGCCGGGTTCCTGGACACGGTTTCCGGCGTCGACAAAGCGCTGCGTGAGCCGGAGACGAAAGACCTTTCAGGCAAGGCGATCCAGGCGATGCAGTACGCGAGCCAGCAGAAACTGGCGATCGTGCTGGACAACCTGAGCCGCACTCGCCAGATGGTTGCTGACCGGGCGCTGGAGATGATCCAGCGTTTCATGGGTCACGAGAAGATCATCCAGGTCACTGAGACGGACTCGTTCGGGATCGAGCGTCAGGAGCCGCTGGCGGTCAACGTGCGGCAGGACGACGGGTCGATCTTCAACGACCTGACAATCGGTGAGTACGCAGCGGTCGTGTCCGAGCGGCCAGCACAGGTCACGTTCGACAACAGCGAGTTCGAGCAGATCAAGGCCATGCGCGAGATGGGAATCGCCATCCCCGACGCCGTGGCGATTCGCGCATCCACGCTGGCGGACAAGAGCGAGATCGCCGAAGCGATGCAGGAGTCAGCAGGGCAGCAAGACCCAGCGCAAGAAGAGCAACTGGCGATCCTGCGCGCACAGAAGCGCAAGATCGAGAACGAGGCGGTGGCCAAGGCCATCGAGGCGCAGTACAGCGCGCTCCAGACGGCGCAGGCCATCGTCATCACGCCGCAGGCAGCGGCGCTGGCCGATGCGCTGCTGCGGTCTGGCGGTTTTGTGGATCAGGACGCAACGCCCATCGTCCCCGAGTTGCAGGGCGAGGGGTTGCCGCAAGCCGACCCATTCCCGACGAACACCAACCCGCTGACGCCGGCCAACCCGGCCAGCCCGGAGATCGGGTTGCGCCAAGGCATGAGCGACGGCCCGAACAACCCACCACCAGAGGTTCAGTGATGAGCGAGAACGACAAGCACCCGAGCGCGATGACGGACGAGGAGCGCGCGGCGCTGGTCGCGTCCGATCCTGATGCGTTCGACGAAGAGCCGCAGAAGGGCGACGATGCGCCGGAAGGCGATGGCAAGGCAGCGGGCGAAGACACTCAGAATCGCGACGAGGACGATGCGAAGCCGGTGGACCAGCGCGCGTTCAACGGCGTTCTTGCAGAACTGCGCGAGCTGAGGCAGTCCGAGCGCGAGGCCAAGCGCGAATTGCAGGAGCTGCGTGAGAAGTTTGCCGCCCCCGCCGAGCCGGAACGCGACTTCGATGCGGAAAGGGCTGCGCTGAAAGAAAAGCTCGAAAACGGCAATCTTGATGACGATCAGTATCAGGAGGCCAAAGATGCGCTTCTCGTCGAGCAGGCCGAAGCGCGCGCCGCCGCACGTTTCGAGCAACAGCGCCAGGCACAGGTACGCCAGCAGATCGAGCAGCAGGCTCAGCAGCAGGCTCAGTCATGGAACCAGAAGATCGGCGCATGGGTTGAGCAGAATCAGGAGTTCATGGCGAACCCGATCCGCGCCGACGCGATCGCTGGACTGATCCAGAAGCTGGGGGCTGATCCGAACGTCACGGACGACGCCTTGCTCAAGCAAGTCGAGTCTGCCGCATTCGATGCCTTTAATTGGAAGGCCGCAGCCACGCCCGCGCCGAACAAGCACGCCGGCCGCAATGCCGCCGACGCAGCCGCTGCTGCTGCTGCATCCGCTGCGCCTCCGGCAATCACGGGTGGTGTTGGCAACCGTGGCACGGCATCTGGCATCGACCTTGCGTCGTTGAAGCCGGGCACATTCTCAAGCCTCCCGAAGGCAGACCAAGAGCGTCTGCTGGGTGAGGGCGCGCTGGACTGATGCTGTATGGCCGCGCCGCAGGCCATAACTGCGGCTCGCTCACCGAGAACGGTGTCTCGCTGACTGCACACAGCGTTATTGGTGCAGGCATTGGTCCAGCAACGGACTCGTTTCGTCGCAGCGACAACGCGATGGCTCGCGCCGACCGGCGATAAGGTCGATCCGAAAACCTTTTCCGATCAATCCGATTACCGGAGGCGTAGCTATGTCTGCGACAGATTTCTACGGCCAGCAGCCGTACAACAAGGATGCGTGGGGCCATAAGGCCTACGACGAGTTCATTGAGCAGTTTTTCTTCACGCAGTTCCTGGGCAAGGGCGGGATGTCGGTCATCGACCACATCACGGAACTTTCCAAGAACCGCAAGGGCGAGGCGGGTGCCTGGTTGCATACCGTTCTCGATGTTCACGGTGGCGGCATCTTCGGCGACAACACGGCGGAAGGTCGCGAGCGTTCGCTGGAGTCGAGCTGGATTCGTGCCAACTTCGACCAGCTTCGCAATCCGCTGGTGACGAAGGGCCGCCTGAGCGATCAGAAGTCGGTCATTGATGCCCGCAAGCAGTTCCGCAAGAAGACGGCGCGCTGGCTGGCCGAGACGTTGGAGGAACAGGCCATCCTGACAGCCAGCGGCATCGGCTATGGGTTCAACACCGATGGCAGTGTGCGAGTGACGCCCGCGGGGCAAGACCCGTGGACTGATCTTGCATACGCTGCTGACGTGACGGCGCCGACCGCAGGCCGCCACTTGCGCTGGAATGCTTCGACGAACAGCCTGGTCGCTGGTGACACGACGGCCGTTGCGGCAACCGACTTGCCGAAATACGCATTGGTCGCCGAGCTGGAAGCCGTGGGTGCCGAGAGGCGCCTGACGCCGGTTCGCATTGACGGCGAGGACTTCCTGATCTGGATGATCAGCAAGCGCACGATGGCTCAGTTGTGGCGTGATGCTGACTTCCGTCAGGTGGTTGTGAACGGCGAGCAGCGTGGATCGAAGAACCCGATCTTCCGTGGTGCGAAGGTGACGATGAATAACATCATCATCAAGCCGTATCTGCGCACCTACACCACGACTGGCGCGGCATCTGGGTCGAAGTGGGGTTCTGGCGGTACGGTCAACGGCACCCGTTCGCTTCTGATGGGCCAGCAGGCGCTCGGTTTCGTCGATCTCGGTTCGGCGAACTGGGAAGAAGATGACCGCGACTTCAAGAACCAGTGGGCGCTGTGCGTGGACAAGATGTGTGGGTGGCTGAAGCCCGCGCTCAAGAACTCGCACACCGGCACGGTTGAGGACGTGGGCGTCTGCGCTGTGGACCTCGCCATCTGACCATCCGGCCGGCCCTTCGGGGCCGGCCCTGACATGAGGAATCGAACATGAGTACCAATGCGTTTGACCGTCAAAAGGTACTGGCGGTGGTGGCGGAGCTTGGCATCGAGAACATCGGTACAGGCAAGGGTGTCACGGGCAAGTTGCCGCAGGGTGCGGTTATCGTCGGCGTTCTGCCGCTTGTGACCACGGCGTTCAACACCGCCGGCACGACGCCAGCCGCGACCATCACCGTCAGCGATGGCACGACCACGTTCGTCAACGCGCAGAGCGTGCTGGCGATCGGGGCGAAGACTGTGGCTGTCAGTTCCAAGCACTATCCGACAGGTGGCACGGTGACGGTATCGCTGGCTGAGAGTGCCGCATCCGGCCTGGTGCCAGCCACAGCCGGCAAGGTCGTGGTCGCCATCCAGTACGTCCAGCTTGGTGCTGGCGGCGACATCTACGGCTGATGGCGAAGGGGGTGCTGTTTCTGCACCCCCTTCCACAAGGAGAACGAAATGAAGTTTCGAGCACCGACAGAAACCCCGATCCGCGTGGCGCTGCTGTCCGGCCACACCGCCGTCATCACGAACGAATGGCGCGATCTTGATCCAATCTTTCACCGCGATGCGCTGGCGAAAGGCGCGCAGTGCGATGCAGCCGATATTGCCAATCCTGATGTGACCGTACAGTCCAGCGATGAAGGCGCAGCCAAGGTGGTTGACGCCGAGACTGAGATTCGCAAGGTCATCATCCAGATGCTCGGGCGCGAAGAAGATGGCGACTTCGTGGCATCCACGGGCCTTCCGAACCTCAAGACGGTCGAGAAGCTGGTCGGATTCCGCGTGGACAAGGAACAGGTCTATGCCGTGTTCCGTGCCATGAAGGACGAGGCATCCGCCTGACATGGATGCTGCCGGGCTGATCCGCATCTTCCGCCAGCGTGCGGACGATACCGCCGAGCCGTACCTCTGGCAGGACGTTGACCTGTTCGCATGGGCGACGGAAGCCGAGCGCGAGGCGTGTGTCCGCGCTCGGCTGATCTGGGATGAAACCAGCGCGTTCCTGACACTGCCGCTGGTGCCAGGACAGGTTGTCTATGCCATCGACCAGCGTATCGACCACATCGAGCGTGTCGCGGTGACGCTGGATGCCGGCGGGCGGGCATACGACCTGTGCCTGACGGGAATCGACAGCATCCACGAACATTCGGACTGGCATCCGCGAGTGGGTCGACCGGAAGTAGCTGCCCGTGTCGGGAACGCCCTGCACTTGTGGCCGGCTCCTAATCAGACAGGCACATTCTCCATCGCGTGCTATCGCCATCCGCTGGCAGCGATGGAGATGGATTCGGACGAGCCGGAAATCGCCGAAGAACATCATGATAGCCTGGTGGACTGGATGCTCTACCGTGCCTATTCCACCAAGGACAGCGAAACCGAAGATCAGCAGCGGGCAGCACAAGCGCTGGCACGTTTCACCGGCAACTTCGGAGAGCGCAATTCGGCGAACGTGATTCGCAAGCATCGCGAGCGACGCAAGATCACAACAAGGATGGCGTTCTGACATGGCCCGCACCTTCGGCTCATACAGCCCGGCTGTCCCGTTGGGCACAACATGGGAGGAAACCCTCGTGCTCGAAGATGCAGACGGCACGCCGATCAACATCACCGGCTATTCCGTCCGTGCGCAGCTCCACGAGAAGCTGCCCGTCCGGGCGGGAGGCGGGGCACCGAATCCAGAGCCGCTGTTTGAGCTGACGACGCCGGGGTTCTACGGCGCTCCGCCCGCCTGGCCGGTGATCGAGGCGTTCACCGTGCCCCTCGGCACCGACGGAGCGATCAATCTGCGGGTCGATGACACGTGGGTTGCGTCGCCGGCGAATGCGAAGCGCAAGCTGCAATGGGACATCCGGTTGGTCAACAAGGCCACCGGCTACGTCATTCCCGTGGTTTCTGGTGCGGTTTCGTTCCTTCCGGCGAGGACGGTGTGATGACGACCGTTGTTCGGCTGGATGGACAGAACCCGAAGGTCACGGTGTCCGGCGGCGCAGCGCGCCGCGTCACGCTCGATGCTCGCACCGCCGCAGTGGTGGCGGATAAACGGCCTGCAATTATCACCAACCCGCAATCCTCGCCGGTGGATGTGACGCAGCGCCCGACCACGGTTCACACCGGCAACGCGATGGGCGTGCAAGGCCCGCCCGGCGAAACCGAGGGCGCGACCAAGAACCTCGTGGCCGGCGAGACGATCTTCGGACACCGCGTGGTGCGCGTGAACGGCTCCGCGATCTATCACCCGAACATTTCCATCGACACCCATGCCGACCAGGTGGTTGGGATCGCGACGCAGAGCGGCAGCACGGGCAACCTTGTGAGCGTTCGCACCAAAGGGACGCTCACCGAACCGAGCTGGACATGGGCTCCCGGCTTCGTCTGGTGCGGCTCCAGTGGCGCGCTGACGCAAAGCCCAAGCGCCACCGGCTGGCTGATGGTGGTCGGGCGCGTGCTGTCGCCGACCAGCATCGACGTGGACATCGAGCCTGCGATCCACCGCATCGGCGCAAC